AAAACAGCAATGAAAGTAAACAGAAATTACCGTTTCGTATTGACGAACATTCCGAACAGTATGTTGGAAACAGGAGAAGTAAGAATTGACAACGAGGAAATAACCGGCGAGAGAATGTTTGCCAGTGAATGCCACTACTATGCCGAGAAAAATATCCTCGAGTGTATCAAGGATGCGGCAAAACGCGACGACTTGCGCAGCTACTACGAACACACCTACTGCATCTACAAAGAGGACAAACCGAAAAAGGAGACAGTAGAGCGTGAAGAGGACGGCAAGAAAATTATCGAGACAAGAGAAATACCTGGCAAGGCAATGCTGCTCGAGGTAATTACAGTAGACGAGAACGGCATAAATATTCGATAATCTATTATCCGCGATAGTGGGACGCCGGAGCCGTTCGCCCGGGTTGGACGTATAGGAGTTCGACTCTCCTCTGCCGGGCACAATTGGCAATATTGCCGAGAGAATTAAACTATAATATGGATGAAAGTACATTCGGTTGGCTCATAGAGTACGAGCAGCAACTCAGAGAAGCTGGGTATGATGAGGAAACAATTGCTCATCTTGTATTAGAAGCAGTTAAATAATTAAAACAGGAAAATATGAGCAGCAAGAGAATTTATATCGCTACATTCTGGCGTAGCAATCCGCAATTGAAGAATGGCGGTTACTTCACTACAAAGGAATTTCAATCTGTGTCGCTCCAAGGAGCAACAAAACAGGCCGAGAGATATGCAGCTAGTAATATGTATGGAGGCATGGCAGTAAAAAGTGTTGAACTAAAACAAGAGAACAGCAATGGAAAATAACAAATCGCAGTTCAAGAGAACAGGAGTTTTGCATGGCGGAGCCGAGTGCATTGAGATACAAATAAGCCATTCAGGCGATGCGGCAAGGTATGTGAGCACAATCAAGTTCACAGTAAAGGACCCAGAGGTCACGAGAGGCCGTTGGCAAGAGATACGCTACAGCAAGAGAAACGGCTATGCGTATATTGTGAAATACGGCAAGAGACTATATTTGCACAAATTTCTAAGAATATACTAACATGGCAGCAAGAATGGGCGTAAAATAACCAACATTATTTAACGAAAAAAGTTCTTAAAACAGTAATCAGATAAATATATAAGTAGTATATTTGCATATACTTAAAAAGATATGGTGACAGCCACTATAATAAAAACAACTTAATAAATAATAAGAATATGGAAACAAAAGTAGTTTATTTTGTAGCAATTGCGTATGACGCAGAAAACATTTTCAAACCTATAATTGTTGAACAGTTTGATGATGAGGCAGACGCCAGAGAATATGCAGCTTTAATGTGCAAAACTAAAAAGCGCAAGTATATTGTATTAAGACAGCTTTGCGCTTTTGGTGTAACACAAAAATATAAATAATCTTAGCCGCTGCGGATAGAAACGGTTTAGGAGCGACACCTACAGCGGCGCAATTCAAAATTAATGATATGAATACAGCAAAACGTAATTTCAAAACAGGTCTTACTTTATTATTAATAGGTATGACAGGCATTGCAGAAGGTCAACCAGATTGGCAAGTACTGCATATAACTTTAGCAATAACAGGTTTAATTTTAACGTCTTTAATGATATGGCAAAACAAGAAATGTTTGTAACAGTTTATAGGCTTGAAGCTTATAATAACTATGATGCCTTAGACGGCTTCATGGAAGCAATTTGCGATTATGCAATAGTATCTAAAGAAACAGATTATGCGCTTACTGTAGTAGCTTCTTCAGAAGCCTTGAGCCTATCAAGATTGGCAAATACGGCTTATAAATATTTTGGCAAGGAGGGATATAATATAAGTACCCTTGGACTCTTAGGGCCGTTTAAGAAACTCAATTGATATTTTTTAACATAAAACTTGGAAAAAAGTTCCCAAAGCGGCTCAATAATTCAAAAAAAACATAGTATATTTGCAATATCAAAATTAAACAATAACATTTTAATAACAATTCAAAATTTACAGTATTATGGCAACAAAGAAATTTTCGCAGATGGCAACGAAGAAGCTGAACGCTCTTTTAGCAACGGCAAGTGATGAAGACAAGAAGGCTATCGAGGCCGTACTCGCAGCTCGTGAACAAGCTCAGGCCCCCGCTGCTCCTGCAGCTCCTGAGGCAACCGCAGAAGAGACTCCTGCCGCTCCTGCAAGTGAAGAAGAAACTCAGCTTAGCCCTGAGGAAGAAGCAGCTATTAAGGCAGCTGAAGAGAATGGCGGACTTAACCTGCTTTACAATGGCAGCAAGGCAACTCAGGAGAAAAAGCCGAAGATGACCGACGAGGAGCGTTACGCACTGGCCGAAGAGCTGAAGAAGAATGTTAACCACCGTTGTCAGGCAGTTCCTTTCAACACCGCAGAATGGGTTGATGGCTATATCGCCGGAGTGATTGAAGAGAAGCGCAGCAATAATGTACTCTATGCAATCAAGACAGACGACGGACGCCGCATCGTTAAGGTACACGACAGCAATCTTGTTCGCATTCTGGATGAAGTTGTTGAGCCGGAGAAGAAAGCCCGTGCTCGCAAAGCAAAAGACCCGGCAGACAAAATTGAATGGACACCGGAAGCAATTGCCGAAGAGGTTAACGAAGTTATCGGTAACGTCGGCAAGGGTGTGGCATTCGAGAAATACCGCACTACTGACGAAAACGGCGAAGAGCACATCGAAATGATTAGCGGCCGTATCGTGGCAATCGTGCCTGACAAACGAACTCAGCGCTTGCTCTACCGCATTTCAGTTCCGGCTCCTATTGAGGGCAATCCGCTTGCAACGAAGACTATGCATAAGGTTGTTACCACTGAAGGACTGCTGATTGCCGGAGAGTTCGACGCAGAAGGTGCACAGCTCAATGCTAAGTATCTGGAGCGCCGTGAGGCAGCAGCAACCCGCGCTCTACTTACTCCTCAGGACCGCGTAATTCGCTGCGAGGAGAATGTGAAGAAGGCAGAGGAGAAGCTGCAGAAAGCTCAGGAAGAGCTGGAAGCCAAAAAGAAGCAGCTCGAGGATGCAAAGAAGGAGCTGGATGAATATCTCGCCGGTCAGGCAAATGGAGAAACTGCCGAAGCTCCTGCTGAAACTACAGCCGAAGAGGAGTCACTTGCATAACACAGTCACCTGATACCGTTTCTCCCATGGAGCCGTCTCAAAAGAGGCGGCTCTTTTTTTTGCTGCATATCTAAATATGCGGCTATTTTTGTATTATTGCGATTTTATGTTAAAATATATAAACTCATAGAAACATGCTTCTTTCGCGTTCTAGGACACTTTTAGGCTTTAGGCGTACTATAATATGGGTTAACTCAATTCGACGCGATAGAGGTCAAAAGAAGTGTATCTATCAATGTATTTTTATAAAGCCTATAATATGAATTGAGGCATGGACTTTCTTGAGCTTTAAGTCACCAAGCAGTTATATAAATAGCTGTTAAATTTATGGCTAAAAAGTTGACTCATTTTCTTGGCTTCTAGGACACTTTTATTTGAGAATAATAGTAAACTAAATCTATAAAAAGAAATGAGGAGAGAATGAACGAGAATAATGAAATTTCATATATTTTCGAGGCATTTAGAGCTTTATATTTTTATATTAAAGCTGCAATAAACCAGTGAAAAATTTTTATGTTAAAGTCTGTAAAACAGTGATTTATATCAAGATTATTTTGTACTTTAGTTTATAAAAGAACAAAAGTAAAACTGTTAAAAAATGTTACACACTAGAACACATAAAAGCCGCATGGCCATTATGATTAAACAGCTTATGCCTGAGTGTACAAGCTGTGTAGCTCGTGTGCATAGTGGACTATGCAGCAATTGTCCACATTGGACTCCGAGTGTGGTACAGCAGTTAACAGAGGAAATGGCCGAGAGAATATCCGCCACAATTGGACAGGAGAATATCACAAGGCCCAACGAGAGAAATGTTGAACAAAAATAAATAATTGCAATATGGAAATAAATGAACAAGAGAATACCCAAGAGGTACAGCAAGAGAATTTGCTTGATGGCTCTCAGTCAGTTCAAGCAATGCAAGAAGAAAATGAACTGCCAATCGCTGTTCAATTAGTTCAGCCTCAAGCTGCTTTAGATGAAATAGCAGAGCTTGAGAAGAAATATCGTGAAACTATAGAACGGGAGAATAAATGAGCAATTTTGTTTTAGATTACAGCAAAAAGCAGACTTTGCAAATATCAAATGACGCTTTTTGCTTTTTGTATTATGGTGAAGAGCCATTAGATGAAGACAATTTGGAAGAAGCCAATGAGGTATCTGAAATGTTTTCCAATAATTTTTATATAGAAGATGATTGGAAAGCAGTTGATGACTCAGACCTTATAGAATGTACTTTTGTTCCGTATGTTGAAGACCAAGTCGATTATGATGAATATGAGGACCTTACCAAATATATTCAGCAGCAAATAAAATGGCTTGATGCAAATCATATTAGAGTGTGGTGGTTTAATAACCAAACTGGAACGAGAGAATTACGCGGTGATTTTAAGGTTTATACCAATAAATATGGCCTTAAGTGTTTTCATACAGGCAATCAAGATGAGGATTTTGTGACAGGAAAAATGAGCCTGTATTTTTTGAAGAATTTCAAGAAACGCGTAGCTTAACAAGTGAACGAGAGAAATATAAGGCAGACTACAAAAAAGTAGTCTGCCTTTTTTACATTAAGCTTTCATCTTCTTCTATAACGAGAGAATAACCGACTCCTCGTATAGTTTCTATAGCTACTCGGTTATCCATTTTAAGCATATTTCGCAGCATACATATATGAACGTCTAAGCTACGTTTATTAAAGTAGTTATCATCAGTCCATACTTGTTGCATAAGTATTTTCTTGGGTAATGTTTCATTTTTATAAGCACATAGTAAAGCAAGAACTTGACTTTGTTTATTATTAAGCTGTGTTTTTACACTGCCTATAGTAAGAATTTTATCTACTGTATTAAACAGGTAATCGCCTATCTCATAAGATGGCTCTATACTTCTTACTCGCACACCACATCTTTTTAGAACGGCTTTTATTCTTCTTATAAGCTCCTCAATGTTATATGGCCTTATAACATAATCATCCGCGCCTTCATCAAATGCTTCAATTACATACTCATATCGGGCTTTGTCTGATACCATTATTACTGGTATTTTATCATCTGATTTGCGCAAAAATTTTAATGGCTTTAGCCTCATAGAGGCATCTGTTGTTTTATAATGGCTTAATATGCATAAGTCATAATTCTTTTCTCTGATTTTGATTAGTATATCATTCTCAGTTGAGGTTATTACTTGAAAGCCGTTATACACCAAATAATCTACCAGGATTTTACAGTCTTCATCTTGATAGATTAAAATTCTTGGCAATGCTAATTTAGTGTTATTACTTTTCATACCATTTCTTTAATTTTGTTTTGCAAATCATTATATAGAACTTCATACCAAAATGGATTAAGTCTTAGCAAGTCAAAGTATGAGTATACGCCTTTTTGGTATATTAAAGAAGCATATTTAAGCTCTTTGTCTGCTCTTTTTTTAAGATGCTCATGATATAACTTTATGGACTGGTCCACATTTACCAAGAATGGTGATTTATGCTCCATAAGAACTTTTTGCTCTGTATTTTGAGCAAAGTAATATGGGATATTCGGCATTGCCCAGAAAGTTAATCCAGCACCATATTCCTCACTCGCTTTATATAAAAAGCCAGGGCATGGACGAATTGAGTCAGGATATAAGCTTTTACATATTCTTAACCTGCGTGGAATAAAAGGATTAAGTAAAGTAGTTAATCGCTTGTTTATATAAGTTGAGTATTTATCAACCATTCTTGTGTGTTCTTTAACAAGTGATGAAACTAACAGCTTAATCCTTTCATTTCCTATAGGGTCACTCAGGCGTATATATTCTTGCCTGAAAGCTTCACGCTGAATACGTATTCTATCTTCTTTAAGCCGTTGAGACTTTTTCCTTTTAGCTTCTATGCTAGCCATTGCAGCTCTGCACTGTCCCTCAGGTCCAAACAGTTTTACACCTCGGCAATTGTTTGGACCCAAGCCTGTCCATGGCATTTTATCTCCATATCTAGCTTCAATCTCTCTGTTTTCCTGCTCTTCTTCAGATAATTCAACATGCTCTTCTTCCAAGGTAATTTTTTCAATCGCCTCAGATTGAGCCTCTTGAATATCCTCATCATCGCTTTTAATTTCATCGAGAAATTCAAAGAGTTCCTTTTCGGTTAAGTCTCCATATTGCTTAATATCTTCCATGCCACTTAAATAATGACTTGATTATATCTTTTCCAGCTTGCTTGTTAAGCAATCCAAAATATGCAATCGCAAGCGTGAGTCTTGCTATTTTACGCAGCAACCAAAATGCTACATAAGCTGGAAAGTAAATTACTCCCAGTATTTGCCAAGTGATTTTGGCGATTTTATTAAAAACCTTTTTCATAATATAATTCATTTAATGCTTGATTTAGTGGAGCAAATTGTGTATTTATACGCATATTTACACGTTGCATGCTACTTACAGCATTTATTTTTCTAATTACTGTACTTTCCATGCAAATATCGGTGAGCATATCTATGAGCTGTTCTTTGCTCATATTTTGCAGCTTGCTCTTAATCAGATTTCGTATTTCCTCTTCGTTCATCTTCCAATTTTTTTTAATAAGAATTGTTTGCTTAGTTTCTTCTTCAGCTTTAATCTGCTGAACAGTTCTATGAAAAGCTTCATCACCTATTCCTTTAATAAAAGTTCTAAGTGTAGAAGGATATTCGCTTGTATTTATAGTCTTATCGACTACTTTCGCGTAAAGAGCAGCAAGAGCTTTAGGCCCAAATACATTTTTCTCCTGCAATCTTTCAATGGGGTCTCTTTTGAATTGAACATAAGGACTTCCATCCATAATCTTTGTACGAGTTAAGTACAAGTCCTTAATCAAAGCCACAATATGCTTTTCAAACTGAGGCATTTGAATAATATCAATAACTTTCAAATCTTCCAGCTTCATTTTTATAAGTTTTTAAGTTGTTGTTTATAATACTTTTCTTGCATATCAAAGTGTCTCTTATATATATGCAAATCATGAGCAAAATGGTAATAAGTGCCTATTGGCACACCGAGCTCATCTGCGACTAATTGTTGAAGTTTTGTCCAGCAATATTGGTCATTGCAAAAACCATAAACCAAATCATTGCTTCGCATAGTTACGCACATATCAAGAGTTCCTATTTGAGGCTTAATATCAAATCCGACTGATAGTGTACAAGGTGTATCATATTCATAGTCATCTTTTTCTTTACCATCAAATATAGTAAACCAAGCTTGACGAGTATCTTTATTCTCTTTAAGCTGTTTAATGCACTTTGCCAATTGGTGATTGCGAGTCCACTGCCATCCATAATTAGAATTGACAATGTTATCTCCACCATGCATTTTATCCCACATAGGAGCATACTTTTTGATTTCAGCTACACTCCTATCTCCAGACATATACCAAGCATATTCGCGTTCTGCATATCGTTCGCTGAATTTACGCCATTCTGTTGTTATGACGCGTTGCTGAGGATTAAGTAAATAAAAACCAACATTGTAAACAGCTTTTGTTCCAACATTAGTATTTACTCCTTGGCCCATAATAAAAGCATATAGGTCTTCAAAAGCCTCAGTAGCATTTTTATAAGCTATGTTCATACGTTATTCTCTTCTTTATCTTTATAATCTAATATAAGTGTAACTCCATAATCATACCAAAGAAGATCATCAAGTTCTTTTTCAGTTTTGCAATTATATTTACATAATTCAGCTTCTAAATCCATCGGACTTTCAATATGAACTTCATCTTCTATATACTTTGCCATATCATTTAACTATTTTATTGGTGTTACTGTTATAAACTCTAAACAACAATTCTTCAGCTTCCTCATTCATGGCATTGCAAATACTTATTGCTTCTTCCATAGATAAGCCTGTAAGTTCTTCGTCGTTATCGTCAAATGCTATTTCGCCAGTAATTACTCTTATTTCAAATGAATTGGCTGATACAAAAGCTTTGGTAGCATCAAGAGCTTGTATACAAATATAGTGTACTGCATCCCAGTATATATAAGACAAAGCGCTTGTATCTTTTAATATATCGATATAAAGCTCTCTCAACTTTTCTGGCTTAAACCATCCGTGCTCATCCATTCGTCTATATTCAGCAAGCCATCTACCATACCCATTTGTAGCCTTAAACCTGTTGGCATAAACAGTCACAAATCTAAGAAATTGGTCTGTATAAATAACTCGTGGAATTTCAACTGTTTTATTCTTGAGCTGTTTCATGTGCTTAAAGTTTATATATTCTCGCGCGTTCTAGAGCACGCCTATTATTCCATTATTATTCAATCATTCATGTACTTAAAGCGCGATATTGCGCGCGAGAATAATGTGAAAATCAATCCTTAGTATGACCCAGTAGACCCGAGTGCTCCATCACCACGCTCAGATGAACGGCTGAAAAGCTCTGACTCAGAAACTTCTTCAAGGCCTTCATACGATACAGGCACAAGAATAAATTGTGCTATTTTCATACCTGGCTTAATGTGGACCTTGGCTTTGCCGACGTTAACAACATGTATATGAATTTCACCTTGGTAATCTTCATCTACAATCTTGGCCCCGAGGATAACAATGCTCTCAAATGCTTCTGCTTTCGGTGTTCTACCAGCTCCAAGGCAAGCCCATTTAGAAGTTACAACTCCTGATTTATCGGCTGCCATAAGCATATATCCTTCTGGAATTTCCATCTTAATACCTGATGGTATCAAAACATCAGTTCCTGGATTTACAATAAAGCCTTTGTTACTGCCAAAGTTAGGAACGAAAAAATCAATTCCTGCTGCTTTACCAGTCCCACGAACAGGGGACTTTACATTTCTTATTTTTGCAAATTTCATGACTACATCATTTTAACAAGTTCCTTAGCTACTGTTTCTACAGCTCTAGCAAGTCTATGTTCAACTTCTGGACTTATAAGGCTGTAAACTCCTTCTTTTTCAAAAGCATCAGCCATGATAGCTCCAATTTTTGAAAGCTTAGGATTAGAAGCATTAATGCCATGCTTATCCATAAGTTCTTTATCGTACTCATATTTAATACCTCCTTCTACAGGAATAAGCTTGGCTATTTCTACATGAGTATTTGACTTTCTGCTCGTAGGAACAGTGATAATAATCTCCTGATTGGTTGTCATGCACATATCTGTGCACATTTCCATTACTTCATTGAAGTTGCGCTTAAACTCTCTTGGAGTTACTGAAATTAAACTTTTCATATCTTATTACATTAAATCGTCATCGAATAAACTTGGTTGCTCAGTGGCTTTAGGAGCAACTTTTACATCTCCAGGCTTACGCTTTAATACCCAAAGAGTATTACGTGAAGCATCCGGGAACATAGGAGCCATTATATTGGCAATGAGGTTTGAGTCATAATACTCTTTAAGAGCATCAAACATTTTCTGCTGCCAATCATTCATCAGTGGCTTATAGTCTTTAGCCGAAGCAAATGTACCGAACTTCTTTACTATGTTGAAATGTTTCAGCAATATGCCTTCAAGCTCCCAATGGTCAAACTCTTGCACATCAACTCCGCGGCCATCGCCTGAGTCATAAGTATGATTACCAGCTGCTCCTACAGATGGGTCATAGTTTGGAGTTGAAAGGTAATAAGTAGCATTATTATTGCCACAAGCCTTAAAGTTCTCCAAAAATGCATCTGCATTCTGTTTGCCAACATGCTCGAGCACTTCAAAAGCGCAGACTTTGTCAGCATTAAACTTGCTGAAATCCATGTAGTTTTTAACAAGGTCAGCAACATAGAAATGAGCCCAAGGTACATTGGCATACTTCTCAACTGCTTCTTGAATTGTTTTTTCGCGAATATCAATACCAATATACTCTTTCTGCTTAAATTTGTTTCGGTATAATACCTCAAGCAAGTTAGCAGCTCCACAGCCAAAATCAACAATGGACTCGCCAATCTTGGCTTCTTTCAAGATATGAGTCCATCGTAGATAATGCGCAAATTGGTCTCTGTGGAATACGTGACGCTCAAAGGCCTGGTCAGGTCTGAGGTCTGTTGTGTTATACACTTTTGCCATAGTTAAAAACTGTTTATTTATTGAAAATATCTTTATGCTCTTCCAAATAGTCATTCATAGAACCCATATAAGCTACTGCATCAAGAAGATTATCCTCTTTGTGTGTATAAGCTTCACGTGATAACTTAAGAGCTATCATAGCTCTATACATACCAGCAGTTGTTATTTGTTGGTCTTTGGGTGACATCAGATTATAAAGAGCAGCAGCTCTTTCCATTGATGCCTGGAATGGCCCATATTGACGCTCTTTTTCCTCTGAGCGTTCATTTATAATCTTGTTTGCTTGTTCTAATATATTACTCATGCTTTGAAACTATTTATTATTTTATCTTTTAACTCTGGATTATTCTCAAGCATTTCCACAAAAAGGTCTGCTGCAACGTTTATACTAAACTGCCTCATATCGTCATTTTCTTGGAAATACCTAAAGAAAACCAGTATTTCCTTAAGCATTTCGTTATTCTCTTTTAACAGTTTAAGTATCTCATCCATTACAGCATCGATTTTAGTTCTGCTTTTAATCTTTTTGCATCAGCACCTCTAAATGTTTGTGCATTTGCCAAGAAGTATCTAACAATATCTCCTGCAGTATTATAAAAATACATAGCATTCGGGTCTGAAGTATCAAGTGTTAGCATTGCCTCTAAATAAGGCACTGCGCCAAAATATACATTAAGCCATGTTGACTTTATATCTTTGGCTATTTGCTGAAAGGTTCTTTTCTTGTCCATTTTATTATCTTTATTTAGATATGCAAATATACTAATTTTCTCCGAGAATAGAAAATTTTTTCATTATAAAATGCACTCACTTAACACTTCTTAACTTGGCCAGATTTTATTGCTCTTCTGGATATTCTATTTGCAGTAATTCTTTGCAAAATTGAATAACTTGCTCATAGTTATTATATGCAGTTTGAGTAATAATTCTCCGCTGAAGTATCGTTAGCTTATTTTTAATAATAAACTTATTTATGTTAAGAGAGAGAGTTTTATCATTGCATCTTCTTTTATCTCCTAACTGAATAGCTAACTGAGCATAATGAATACATTTCTTTATATCCTGCACTCCATTTTTAGCTTTATACCTACTAATATATTTTATAATGCATCCTTGTATAAAAGAGCATCTTAAAGCAGTTATAAGCTCTATTGGTTGCATAGCCATATCTTTATAATGGCTACCACCTATTTGTACATCTGTTGCTTTCATATCAATATACTTTACGTTTACGATTATCTGGTATATACCCATTTGCCACTCTCAGTTCATCCATAAGCATAACAGAATTGTAATGCTTAGGAAATTCTTTTATCACCTTAAAGCTTGCTGTTTTATCTTTCACAAAGCTATTATCGCCTACAGGTTCTACATATCCAAGTTTTACAAACTTATAAAGATATGCGGTTTCTGAGTTTATACCTGGTTCTTTACCAAGCAGAATTTCTTTTGAACTTACTACTTTGCCAACATTATCGTTAACAAATTTTACCATTTCCGGAAATACCGGAGCTTGTTTCCCATTACGTCCCATATTACATAAATTTTTTATATTTGTCAATTTTTGCTTTTATACTATCCATTAAGGCATTTTGCTTTTTATCTTTTGCTTTAAGTGCTCTGATTACATCTTCATCATGAGTGCCTTGCAATATCAAATGATTTATAACAACATGATTTTGCTGTCCTTGTCGATATAATCGAGCATTAAACTGTTGATATAATTCAAGACTCCATGTTTGCCCAAACCAAACTATTATGCTACCTCCTGCTTGAAGATTAAGTCCATGGCCTGCTGATGCTGGATGTGCCAACATAACTTGTATTTTGCCAGCATTCCAGTCTTCAATATCTTTATTGTTTTTAAGCTCTCTTGGCTTGTATTTTTTAAGATACTCAACAATTCTATCTCTGTCAAACTGATAGGTCCATGCTACAAGCACAGATTGGCCATTTGCATCCTCGATTATCTCTTTAAGAGCCTCAAGCTTAATATCATGAATTGGAAACACATTTCTTTCCTCATCGTATATAGCTCCATTAGCAAATTGAAGTAATTTATTTGAAAGGGCAGCGGCATTGACTACGTTTACTTCCACAGGCTTTTCAACAAATACTGAATTGCCATTTTCGTCTTCTTGCTCAATCGTTTCAGTAGCACTTATTAAGTCAAGCACTTTATTCTTTTCAAAGTCATCGTATTGCTTCTTTAGAGCTTCAGGCATTCTAAGCTTTATATAGTTATCTGTCCTAAATGGCATTTCAAGATAATCATCGGCTTTCATGCTTATGCAAATATCCTCTATTTTCCTATGTATTATATATTCTGAGTCACTCATCAAATCGTATGAATATACGACATGACCATTCGTTTGACCTGGCCGAAAATACCTTTCTCTATATCTGGATATTGTCTTTTCAAGGCGCTCGCCTCTATCCATAAGATATATTTGAGGCCACAAATCAATAAGTCCATTTGGAGCAGGTGTACCAGTTAGTCCTACTAACCTTTTAAGATAAGGTCTTGCGCCGCGTAATGCCTTAAAACGCTCTGACTTATAAGACTTAAAACTGCTAAGCTCATCGACTACTACCATATCAAAAGGTAATTTGCCTCCACCATATAAAGCACAAAGCCATGCAACATTATCTCTTGATATGATATAAATATCAGCTTTTGTTTCCATAACAGCTGCTATTCGCTGTTTAGCAGTACCTATAATCTTAGAAAAGCGCAAATGCTTTGTATGTTCCCATTTCTCTGCTTCTTCTTGCCAAACTGACTCAGCCACTCGTTTTGGAGCTATAACTAATACAGAATTAACTTCACAATAATCAAACATCAAATAATTTATAGCAGTAAGAGTTGATATGGTTTTGCCAAGGCCCATATCTACAAATACACCGCAAAATGGATGCTCGATTATATGCTGCACGCAAGCTAATTGGTATTTATGTAAATCTGTTTCTTTCATCTTTTGTTACTGTTAAATATAGCTAAACAAGCTAAACCAAACAAAGCACCTATTATAAATGCAACTATGTTACTTATCATAGATTATACTATCTATAAATTGTTCAACGCCTTTTATCGTATCTATTACTTCAACTCTAAAGCCCAAAGCTCTAAGCTTATTGTGCATATATGCCTGTATGCGTTTAGGCTTTCGTCCAGTTGTTTTTAATTCCACAAAAACTATTTTATGGCCTGGAAATAAGCACATTCTATCTGGTAAGCCTATAAGTTGGTCACACAGCAGTTTTATACACATGCCACCATTTATCTTAACAAGCTCGGCCAATTTGCGCTCTATAACTTTTTCACTGTCTATCATCATGCTTTATACAATCTTTACATATTAGCCGTGGCGTACTATTATTTATTATAACAATTCCACAGCATTTGCGTAATTGTTTTAAGCTTGGCTTATAATGGTTATAAATACCAATCAGCTTGCCGCACTTATCACACTCTACTATATATTGCTTAATAATCATACTCTTACAATATAAAGATTATATTCACACTTATCTATATCAAAGCATATTTTGTCTATTACGAACAATTGCCCAGAGAATACAATAAGGTTTCCTTTTTGTGGAATGCAATCTATATTCTTAGAAGCAATTAGCTTGTAATTACGAGCTTCTATACCGTTTTTCTTATAAAAATTTGCTATCATAATAAGCTATCTTTACGTTTATAGTATTTCTGTTTACCATATAAAGGAAAGTTCTTAGTGGATGCTATAGCTTCCCATTCAGGCAATGACCTAAGAATTTCATTAACCTCTCTGGTATTATATCTTGACATTTCTGTCTTATCTTTGCCAAGGCACTCACACCATACTTCAGCAATGCAGACAAAGTCTTTTTGCACTGTACCGTTTTTAGACAATGGGTCTTCAAGCCAACGTCTTCTGTCGTACAGGTCCATTTTATCCCAATCATCTGGAAATTTAGTATTAAGATATTCTTCAATAATACCTTTTCGCTCATCTGCTTCTGAGTGTTTATGTTGCTCAATCTTAGCAATTATATCTTCATCACCAACAAGGTATAAAGGCTCTTTTGCTAAATATAACTGATATGCTTCAGCCCATATTTGATTTACTTCATCTTGTGTAAGGTCATCATTTACGGACTTTGTTGCATATTCTGGCCTTACATCTATAGGCATAAACCGTCTATTTCCTGTCGGGTCACGCAAGAAATCTTTGTTGTTAGTAGTACCAAAAAACACGCATTGCCTTTTATATGTTTCTACTGTTCTACCATACGCCGGCCTGAACATATCTTCTCTTTTTGATATGTAGTGCTTTATTGACTCTACTTCTGCTTTCTTAAGGCCTGAAAGTTCTGCCATTTCAATTAGCCACGCTCCTTGTATCTGCTCAAATGACTCCTTGCCCTGCACAGTCGTGAATGTATCTGAGAACCATTCCATGCCGAGCTTTTTAACGAAAGTACTTTTATATGTTCCTTGTTCTCCGACAAGTATAAGTGCTGTGTCGAACTTAATACCTGGCTCGAATACCCTCGCAACAGCCGCCACCAACGTCTTCCTAATGGCGGCTCTAGTATAAGCGTTATCTTCTGCTCCAAAATAATCAATCAATAATGTATTAACTCTCGGTATGCCATCCCACTTTTGAGCACATATATACTCTCTTATCGGATGGAACTTTTTCTTTTCAAATTCAAGCGCAAGCGCGTCGTCCACTTTTTGACTTGACACAATGCCGTAAACACACTCAATGTAATTACGAACACCAGAATAGTCAACATCACGAAGAGGCTCCACAGTATCGACTTTACGCCATGGTAACGAACGTGTAACATATCTTTTATTATCAAAAATGTTTAGCTTAAATACATCTTTTAAGAATTGGTCATGCTGAATTATTATATTCAAGTTATTGGCAGAATTATCATATTCGCCTTTTGTATTAGCGTCAAGCTCTTCTGTCCATGAAGTATCATATTCTTCAGGAACTTCTGCTTTTGCTTCTTCTGCAAACTCGAATTTAGCTTCAGCAAACTTTTCTTCAGCAATATGCTTTTTTGTTGTAGAGTCCTTAGAGGCAAATTCTTCCATTGCCTTAAAGCTCTTTTTATCTTTGTCTTCTTTTTCTTTGCCTGTATCTAAATGGCCAAATTTATGTATGCGAACTAAGTCAAATGCATTACATAGTCTACCTCCAGCAGGGTCTGTTCCATGATGAGAATACGCAAATTTATCATCATAGACTATTAAGCCCGCAGCTGTAGAGCCATTGATATATGTATATCTATCTTCTCCTGCTTTTTCATATATGTCTGAAAGAAAAGTATCAATAGCTTCTTGTATAGTATAAGTACGGCAGAAAACACCAATTATGCCTTTTTTATCTTCTGGGTCTTCTTGCTTTTTGATAGCTTGCATTATTACATCTGTGCTATCTGTAGCAGTTGGCCATTCATTTGTATCATGCCAATCATCATATAGCCCAAGGATATAATCAGCTTCAAGGAAAGGTCCGTCTTGAAATTCAAAGTAGTACTCCATATCTGATGATACAGACGGCCAGAACATAAGTCTATTTACATCAAAAGTTGACTGGTCAAACAAATCAATGTTTAGGTCTCCAGCAACTTTTCTTGATATTGCTTGATATTCTTCTTGCGATACTTCTCTATCAAGTGGAATTATCAATCTGTGTCGTGGCTTTTCAGGGCATGACTTATGAGTTGAATGAATAACCGCGGCACAATCAAATAGCATTGTAAAGTCCCACCAAAAGTTCTCGTGAGAAAAGTCAATATCCAACGTAATTAACTGGCGGTAAAGTACATTTGTTTTATCACGCCTACCATTTGTAAGAAATCCGCCTACAAATCCGCCTACGTCTTTTATCTTACTTTGCTCTTCTTTTGTGGCACTCATAAACCGCTTATATGTTTCAGCGGTTACTACAGGAGTAGCTAGCTTTTGAACTAAATTGCTCCAAGTAGTTTTGGTATTTTTCCATACTTTACTTGAAACATTTAGTCCAACTGCTATGCTCAAATTTTCATCATATTTCAATTTATCTACTTGCATAATATGCGTAAACAATATATAAACACAGCCAAATCATATTTTTAATCTTTTAAGTAGAATGGTGTTGTATATCCATCTGCTCTTAGTGGAAGGTCTGATGCCCATTCAGGAGGAGTACCCATAATGCTTGCCATTTCTTCATAATATGCTTGAGCATTCTCTTCTGGGACTTCGCACAAAACTTCATCATGTATATGGCACACAGGATGATAGTCATTAGCCTCAAGATTTAACATAGAATTGCCAAGTAAATCTCTTGAAATAGCTTGTACAATGTTCTCTGTTAATTTGCCTCCATACGTATCAATTTCGCCCCATTGCTTAGTTTCTTGCACAACTCCTTGGTAACATAATACTCGTGTTGGCATCGTAGAACGGCCTATCTTCTTATCTTTGAATTTAGGCCCATAGTAGAATAGCTTTCTGCCAGATGGCAATTGTATTGTCATAAACTCACCATTACAGTCGAAAATTATATTTCTACAAGTGCATGATACTGGCCTTTGGTATCTGACAGCCTCTTTCGATGCTTCATCTATTTCTTTCCACATATCTACAATTGCAGGGTTTGCCGAGCGCCATTTACGCACCAGGCTCATCATTTCAGTATCTGATAAGCCCATACGTTCACCACCCATTCGCTTAAGTGCTCCTAATGAGCCCTCATAACCGAGTGCAAGCTCTGAAATCTTTGATTTGTCTCGAAGTACTGAACCTTTTGTAATAGCAGATATTGGTACATTAAACATCTTTGCTCCTGTAGCTTCATAGATTTTACCATCTCCGCGGAATACGTCCATTCGCCATTTTTCGTTTGCAAGCCAAGATATAACACGTGCCTCAATAGCTGAGAAGTCTGCAACACTAAATACTTTACCCGGTGATGCTATAAGAGCTGTTCTTACTAGCTGAGACAAAATATCTGCAACATCATCATACATCATCTCAACTGACTCCCAATCACGGGCTCTAATCATTTCACGTGGTACTTCTATATGCGATATATGATTTTTTGATAAGTTCTGCAATTGCAATAGCCTACCTGCCCATCGTCCAGTTCTATTTGCACCATAGAATTGAAATGTACCACGGACTCTATGGTCTTTCATGGCACAATTAAGCATAGCATAATACTTCTTAATAGACGTTTTTGAGAGCTTTTTGCGTATATTAAGTAACTCGATAACATCTGGATAATCTGCAAACTCTTTCATTAAATCAGGCATTGTTTCCTTTGAAAGTGACATAACAACACATCCTGTTGTCTTTTCAACCCATTGCCTAATTTGAACTGGTGAGTTTGGATTTTCAAGCCCTGTTAGCTGTTGAGCATGTTGCGTTAAGATAGAAGTATATGTGTTATCTACTGCGATAGCAGACTCTGCTAATTCCATATCAACCAAAATACCTCTATCGTTTATATTCTGGTCAAGCACATACATCTTGCGCTCAATATCAGGAATGATATATGCCTCTAATCTCTTAAATATCTCACGCTCTGCAAGTACGTCATACTTGTTATATTCCTTATACATTTCCCACTTTTCAGGAGCATGCTCAGGATAATTCCGAGTACGCATGCCATTAACTCGAGTTGCTTTGCATGGGCATGAGAAGTATTTAATAAGCGCTTTACCAGTATCTAGCTTTTTATCTGTAAGATTAAGAGCCTTTGATACTCCGTCCAAAGAAAGTGGTAAACCACAATACGCAGCTTTTACAGAGGTACAATACCACTGCTCTGCTGGAACATTATATCCTATACGCTTAAAGCTCAAGCGCTCAAATACTGCATTATGTGCCACTTTTACACAATCCGGGTCAAGCAAAGCTTCTTCAAACTCTTCAGGCATTTCTTCACCTTGAGCCAAATCTACTATCTTTACCGGGCCATCATCTAAAGCATATCCTATTATAAGAATTTCAAAGTCTGGTGACTCAATATACTTATAAGCTCCAGACTCTTTAATATCTACAGATGAATATGTTTCAACGTCTATAAAAAGATTTTTTGCCATTATTTCTTTATTTGATATTATAGAATTGTGGAATAGGCAGGACTCGAACCTGCATCTTGCTCTCGTTGTTTTTAAGTGGTACCACGCTGCTCTTCCATTAAGCTACTATCCCAATAGGAGTATAGGCGGGACTCGAACCCACATTTACTTGGTTTCCACAGACGGTTTCCGAAGTAAGTTTTACCATTAAACTACTATACTCATTGATGCAGAAAGGAAATTACATCATATCGTCATCCTGAACAGCATTATCTCCACCGAAATCTTCTTCAGCTGTTGAGCCACCGGCCAACATCTCTCCATCTTCGAGCTTCTGGAGATTGTTCAATCCAGCAGCAATACCTTTGGATGAAACATTGAAAGCATAGAAGTTGATTGAAGCGCGGCCATAACAACCTGAATAGAACTCGTCTCTGCTCATGATTGGATTGAGTGAGCGGTCCACAATGCTCGGCTGACGCATCGAGTTTGCATTGATGAAATAGTGGTCCTCAAATGCTGGGTCATCCGGACGTTCTTCATCGCCATCGCGTAAAGGCAATTTGAGGTTTGCTGGAATACGGCCATTCTTATCTGCGAGTTTTGCCTTACCTGCTTCTTTTGCAGCTTCTACGGCTTTCTTGATTTTGTCAATAGTAGCCGTATCGCTCTTAGGAATAAGAACGCAGATATTGTACTTAGGAGTATCGCCCTCATTCATAGCTGTGGGCTCGAACACATTTACATAGCAAAATCTTACTTTGCCAGTTACAACCTTGGTTGAATTTACTTGATTACTCATTGTCTTTTAATTTAAGTTGTTATTATTCTTTGAAATCTAGTTGTGCTTGAGCATATCCCATTGCTGGTCTCTTGTCTTCAAGCGGTACAAGAGTAGGTTTGCCTTGTGGCTTGATAACCACATCTGAGAGTATTTCCTCAAAACGCTTTTTGCCTACTAACTTCTCAATAGAAGTAATCGGTTTAAGCTTCATATTGAAAATCTCATCTTCTGAAAGTTCAGGGCAACGTGCAAAAATTGCATTAGAAGCTTGGTCTTCGTCAACCCATTTGCGTCGACTAATTCCTTCAACTAATTTAAGCCCCGGCCATTGCTTATTCTCGTTAACCGCTTTAGTTTGTGCATATTCTGTTATTGAATTAGCCCATTCTATAAGCTTAGGCACACGCTTAACTATATCAGCAATCTCATCATCGGTTAACAACTCTGGGTCTGCAAATTCATGTTGTGCAATTTCGAGTTGTTGCTCATAAAGCTTACGACACTGATTACGCACAGCACAAAATCTGCACCAATCTCCAGCATTGAGTTCTCCTTTACCTTCAAATGCAAGTTCAGCTCTTGGTCTAAGCTCCTCTTCTGCCCATTTACGGAGTTCTTCGACAGATATTTGCCAACTTGATATATTGTTAATGCGAGGCTGTATAATAGTCAATCGCACTTCCGTTATATCATACATTGTATCATATTTCTGCAAAGCTCCAAGCCCATAAAGCATAAGTTGCTTATTCCATTCAGCATATACTGGAACACCTTTTCCATATTTTAAGTCAATAACTTCCATAAGATTGTCATTGATAACAACACAGTCAGCTGTTCCAAAGCTTTCAGGCACATATTCTGTCAAATCGAGTTTCTGCTCAATTTCCATGACGGCTAACGGATTTTCAGTTTTTGCTTCAGCTAATTGTTCTGAGCAATAATCCGTATAGATAGGTACAACTTCAAGCATTTCCTCGCTGAACAGGTCATTTGCCATTATCTCTTCGAGCCTTTGGTCAAAGTCTTGCTCACTAATGCTATTAAGTGTATCTTTTCTCAGGTAAAGCTCTGAGAGCTCATGAGCTAATGTACCTTCTTCTGCATATACCGAAGACTTCTTTTCTCCGTATTCATCTTCAAGCTTGGCAGACGGAGTACAATTCAGCCATCTTCCTGCTCCAGAAGCCGAGAGGAGTGCATGACTCCTCTGACTATGTTTCTGTGGTTTAGTACTACTTGTCGCTTGAGCCATATTCTTTTATCAATTTTGCCAAATAACGGCATTGAATAGCACACTGAGCATAAAGCTCTGGATTTTCTCTGCGAAACTTCTGAGCTGCTTTTTGCAATTTCTTTGTACTTGACATAGTTACAGTGACTCTAAGAAGTTATACATTTCATCATACTTAGCCGGGTCAAGTTTTGTTACGCTTGGAGCCCCAAGTTCATTGAGTTTTTGCTTGATTACGTCACGATGCTCATTGACCTTTTTTGCAAGCATTCCGCGGACGTCCTCAATGCTCTTAGAGGCAGAAGAAGCAGCCGGAGCAGCAGGTGCTGAAGGAGCAGGCTCGGCAGCGTTCTGAGTCTGGGCAGATGCTGCAGGCTGGGAAGTAGGTTTTGCAGGAGCTGGCTTTGCTGGCGTAGTAGGAGCAGGTTTAGAAGCCGGAGCAGCAGGTGCTGAAGGAGCAATAGCATTACCAAACAATGAAGTTAAAAACTTCTGCGTATTTTCAGACAGGTTTACGCTAACCTCAACAGAAATTTTAATGGTTTCCATTTTCGTGATTTTTAATGAAGTTATCTAAATAGTTAATAAACTCGTTTACTGTCATATCTGGTACGTTTGAGAGCTTTTGGTGGATAAGCTCATTATTCTTATATATAGATACGTACACGCCTTTATAATTCAGCTTTACTTTATATTCGCCTTTCAGCATTGTTAGGCATCCATCTTCAGATGAACCTTTCCAAGTATTTGCTGAAAACAAATCAGTTACTAACACACCAATATGATTGGCCAATCGCTCTAACTGTATAACATCCAAATTGGCTTCACCCTTTAACACACGGTCAAATGCCTGTTTCGGATATTTAACAGTAGGAAATAACACTTTAGCTAAATCTTCCGTATTTAGCTTGTAGTGCTCAATTACATTACCTATATTAAATTGTTGTTCCATATTTTGGTGAATTTTATTATCTTATTTTCGATATGCAAATATACAAACTATTCTCGAAAGAAAAAAATTTTCCATTATTTTTTGAGAATTTATTTGTTAAAAATAATTAAACAGCAATTTTAGTGCGGCTTTGAAATTGCTGTAAACAAAGAAACAATAAAAACAATGCCCCTATATATTTCAAACTTAATTTCTTAATTTCCGATTAACATTAAGGTTAATAAGAAATATCGGCTTTTAATACGAAAAGATTTAATGAAATTATTGTTTCTTTGTTTACAGTATATATAAGTAATTAATTTTGAGCACTTTAGGCGTAAACAATGACTTGTTTATATTGTTTCTGTTGTTTACCGCTTTATGAAGTATTTTGCACACAGCCATATAATTACTAAGGCTATGGCAGTTATCAGGTATTCACCAATATTAATTTTTATCTTTTGCCATTTAGTAAACTGAGCTTCTACAGGGTATGCAACTTGAATTGTATCAACTTTTTCTCGCCAGAGAGTATCATGCTTTTCTATGTATTTATATAAGTATTTATATTTACTGAGATACACGGTATCGCCTTTGTGCTCTACATAGATCGAATCTCTATGATATATGCTATCAATTTTGGTCTGAGATAAGTAAGTAGTATCTCTTTTCGTTGTTTCCACGGGCACATATTGAATTGACTTACAGCCATATAATATAGTGGCTAAAAATATAAGTGTAATTATTCTCGCTAATTCTCGCATAATCTTTGAGTTTTATTTGTTATTATTCATATTTAATATAAAAACCATTCTCGTAATAATTTCTTATACACGAGAATGGTTTTTATGTACTTCAGAGGTCTTTATACTCGTACTTAGCATCAAAGCTGGGGCATGCCTTAGCTGCAAATTCTCTGTGTCCATGAATAGTAGCATTTGGGTATTTTACCTTTAAGCTTTTCAGCAATTCGAGTAAAGATTGCTTTTGAGCCTCAGTGCGCGTATCTTTAGGAGTTTTACCGTCTTTAGCAATGCCTCCTACATAGCATATTCCTATAGAATTTGCATTTTGACCTGAGCAGTGGGCTCCAACTACACTTTCATCTCTGCCTTTATGAACAGAGCCATCGAGCTCAACCACATAGTGATAACCAATATCTTTCCAATGATTACCATTCACATGCCAATCTCGTATGGTCTCAGTTTTAACATCTCGTCCTTCAGGAGTAGCAGAACAATGGACTATGATTTTATTTATTTTTCTCATTTCTTTTTGTCGTTTAAGGCGATTATTTTTGTTATTTCATTAAGTATTTCGTGGCCTTGCTCTACAGTGGCTGCTTGCACAATCTTCTTTACTATATCAGGTACATCTGCAGCATGAGCCTTTTTGCGTTTACTATTTTCCACGACAGATTTACCCTCAATATATATAACTGCAACAGTACATAGAATTGTGGCAAATGGAATTATATAGAATGATAATAAGCTTCCAAGTATATCAAACATAAGAGCAAAAAGCATTAGCCTTACATAATCGCCGATTTTTGTAATTGTTCTACGAAATCCATGCGACATCAATGCTTGGCCAAGTGCTTTTGCTGTCGTTGTTCCACTCCAGAAGTCTACGATACTGCTTAGTATCATGAAAATCCAGCAGACTAGAATAATGCCAACTCTAATAGCTATGAAAAACATCAGCCCGTCAAAGTTCTTGGCTTCAATCAGTTCTAACATACTATACAAATTTTTCCCAGTCCAACTTGATTGCTTTTCCGATTGCGTCAGCAGTCCATCTGCAGAAAATCATGCCATCATACCCATCTGGGTCATTGGCTACTTTATGAGCATACCTTAAGCATGCAGCCTCATCTTTCAGAGGATCTGGATAGAAATCTGCATAAGCCATGTTAGCCGCATAGGTAACATCACCTGTTGTCACTTTGCCAGGAATGCTCAATCCTAAGCTTTCCATAGACTTTTTGACTTGGCTTGCAGTCCAAGAATGCTGTTGACCATTAGCATTTACCATCATTTTACTTACGTGCTCTGCAAGAGCATCTGTAAAGTGATAGCCGTGCTTTTTGACATACTCAGAATATCCTTTAGCAGACATAAGAGCATTCGCTGTTTGCTCGTAAGGTAAATCGAATTTGACCTTATGCTCACCATGAGGAGTAGCTATTCTGCTTTCTACTACTACATCCTCTTCATCTTCGTGCTCCTTATCATGGTCGCACGTATGATGCTTTACTATGATACATTTTAATCTGTGTCCCATAACTTTTAGCTTTCAAATTTTTTGATGAAATTCTCCATCATTTCCTGCTGCTTTTTCATGAGTTCTTTCATTTCACCGATAGAACCTTCAATCTTGCCAAAGCGCTGCTCTGTTTCTTGCTTTTCCTTATACATAGGATTAAGTTCTGCGAGTAATGAAGGAGCTTTGTCAATGATGTTTTGAGCTTTAGAAGCAGAAGCCAAAACCTGTTCAGCATTTGCCTTTTGGGCTTCAACTTCGCTCGTCAATCCAGATTTTTCCGTTGACAGAACAAGATGCCCAGCGTAGGTAACTGAATGGCTTTCAGGAATAGCGTAAGTTGCCATTTTTCCATTGGCCTCTATAGTAACATCTACTACCATCTCTGTCTTACCGGTCTTCTGGTTCATTTCCAGTCGAGGAAATGATACCTGAGTGGCTTTGCCTTGAATAAGGCTAAATTCCTGTGTATCAAGAATGTATACAGGATAATTCTGCTTTATATCTTTGAATAACAACATATAGCTTATCTTTTTGAATTGTTAATAAAAAAAAGAGGACACTCAGAGAAGTATAAAACTTCCCAGTACCCTCAATTTCAATTAGGCCGCTGGTGCAGCTGCTGGAGTGATTGTTACTGTCAGTGAACTATATATAGCCAGACAATTAGAACTACCACAAGAAACATTAGCCAATCGTTGAGTTTGTCCCTCAGCCGATAGTACAACATTTGTAGGCAATCCGGTTTGTTCTTGGAATGCGGCCATAAACTCTTCAACAATAACCTGAGTTGTTGCTTGACAGCCACATCCTGGCGTTACTATTGTTACAGTAGCAATAACAGGCACAAAAACAGTCGTTCCATTAAAGATTGGAGTACCAGTCTTATAAGTTACAAATGCTTCAGGCTGATTTGTTGAGTTTTCGCAAATTCTACGACACAGACGTTCTTTGTAAGTTGCTAACAAAGATACTCGGTTGGGAACTTGTGCAGCGGATAATCCCACGGGTGATAAATATACTGCCATAGTAGTGCCCTCCCTTAATTAACAACCGCAGCCGTTTCCACAACCGCAGTTATTATTCCAGCCACAGCCACAATTGCCAAGCCTGTTGAAACGCTCGTTAATCAGGTTGTTCTGGCGCTCCTGAGAAAGCTCGAACTTAAGGTCCTGAATTTTCAGAGCCTGTTCGTCCTTCCAGTGGTTGTTCAGAGTGTCGATGATACGTTGAGTATTGTCCTGACCGGCACGAAGAATATCGCACTTATCTTGCTGAGCCTGGAAAGCAGTAGCTGAGAAACCTTGTGTAATTGCAAAGCCAAGATCACGCTGGCCATTGCGGAGTTCGCTAGTCTGCTGACAAGTTTGGAGCTGAACATCTGCGCGGAAATCGGCAATCTGGCGCTGAGTCTGACAGCAGCAATTCTGTAAAGCTTGAATGACATTGCAGTCACCGAGGTTAACAGCGTTGATAACGCGCTCAGCAGAGAAGCCAACCTGACCAGCAACTTGCTGGATAGCAGCCTGAACATCGCAGCAGCACTTCTGAAGAGTGTTGAAGTCAATGTTAAGAGTCTGTGCCAACTGGCTAAGAGCAAAGCCATTGCCCTGAATAGCAGACTTAATACAATCAGCATTCTGATTGTCCTGCAACTGAGTGCGGATAGCATTAAGCTGAGCCTGAGTTTCGATACCCTGGGTAGCAGCACCTGCGCCATCCCCACCAAAGCCAAAGCCTCCATTGCGGAGCAGAGCCATGAACATGAGATAAGCAAACGGATTGTTCATCTAGTTGTTCATACCTCCACCCATCATGGCGGCCATAGGGCCCCAATCGTCTCTGCGGTTATTACCTGCCAGAATGGCTGCTGCTAGAGCGTTGTCATTGTCGCCTCTGTCGCAACAATAGATTTTTTCTGTAACTTCTCCCATAATT